AATGCGGCAGTAGCAGACAATGAAGCAACATCATACATTTGCGTGTCTGCTACAAATTGGGTACAAGTAGGTTGATACTATGAGTTTTATTGGTGTAGTAGGTGTTGTAGCACAACAGGCTCAAGCGGGCGCACCCCCTAACGCTGTATCTATCGCTACTGCGGCAAGTAACGCAGGTGGTAATACAGATGATGCCTGTTGGGTTAGTGCAGGTGCAGGGTGTCCCGGTGTAGCAGGAGATATGCACAGTATCGCTCAAACAGGAACAAGTAGTAGTTGGTCAAGTGTTGATAGTGGTAGTACTAGCCAATTTACTCACTCAGCGCCAGCCGACACCGTTCAAGATTTTGAAGGTTGCAGTACGGTTGACCAAATACGAATTAAAGGATATATTAGAGCGTTAAATGCAACAAGTTTTGCTTGGAATTGCGCAGTTGATTCTTCTAGTCTAAGTAATTCTTGTTCAGTTTCTATGGGTACTAACTCAACAGCACAGGATTGCACAGGCGGAACAGACGCTAATGTTTGCACCATGACTTTTGGTGGGGGAAGAGGCGGTTTGACCGGCCCTGCTTCGGGAGATGAATTGAAACTTTTAGTTAGGGCAACGGCTACTAATGCTTTTGGAAGCACAATTGCTGCACCTAAAGTAAGAATAGTTTATGATTATGTAACATGAGTTGATTAATATGGCAGAAAGACAAAGAGTAATTTTACCCGAAGGAACATCGGGAGACTTCGCAATAAGACATTTTACAATGCAAACCACAGATTATATGTGGGAAACTTATGTAAATATGAAAAACGAAACAGCAGAAGAATATACTGTATTAACTAAAGAAGGGTGCAGTATGCCTATTATGCAAGATTCTTACGCTGAATATAGAGAGCATCAATGGCTTTGGGATAATGCAACAGGGGATGTATTGATTGGTGGTCTAGGAATAGGTCTAGTACATCAAAAATTAATTGATAATCCCGACGTAACTTCTGTAACTATAATAGAAAACAGTCAAGATGTAATAGATTTAGTTTGGGAACATTGTGCTAAAGATGATACTTTTACCTTAATAAAAGCAGATATAGAAACGTGGGAAATACCCGCTAACTCTTCTTGGGATGTAGGTTGGTTTGATACTTGGATTTACGATAATCCTTTAACTATGAAAGCATACAAAGAATTAATGGAAGAAAAATATGGTAGTTATGTAACTAATATTGGTAGTTGGTGGGCTTAAACCTAAATCTTTATTAAACTCTTATGTGGTAGCAATAATATGGCTTTAACCCTATCAATAGAAACAGCGTTTGGATTAACTTGTGCAGAAGCACACGCAGTAATTAGAGAGTTTAGAATGGAAAAAGAAGTAGCCGAAGATGGTAGTAAATCCTTTACTATAACTTATGGTGGTTTAGTCTTTATGGATGCAAGCGCATACACAGGTGGTAAATCAGCAATTACCGGATTTAATTATCAATTTCCATTAGATGTAACAGATGGTGCAGACCAAGAAAACTTACTAAAACAATGTTATCTTAACTTAAAAACACAAACAGGTTTTGCTGACGCAGTTGACGCTTAGATATATCTATACGACACTAGGTTGACTTAGTATCATGAGTGATGGTGCAGATGGTGTGTTAGTAGGTATAGTAATTTTAAGTTTATTATTGGCGACCACAGGAACACCCTCAATACAAGATTTTGAAAGAGACGGTACTATAACTTGCAGGAGTGTAAGTGGTGAAGTAATACAAAAAGAAGCGCCGGTTACTTTAATTGTAAAAGTAAACGATGAAGTTTCAAATGAGATTAAAACATATAGTGTATATGTTTCTTTAGAAGCGTATTCTAATTATAGCGTAGGAGACACTCATAAAGAACAAATATGTACTCTTACTGATTACGAATATTATAAAGAAATAATTGATGCGTTGTTAGCAAGTGGAATACTAGATTAGTAACTTCTTATAAGAGACACGTATAATGTGTAGTTATGGTTGACGGCGAAAGGGTCAAAAGACTAGGAAAAATTGTTTACATTCCTCCCGATAAAGCATATACTAACATAAACATTGAAGAGACACCCTTTGGCTTCAAGTTATATCGAGAGGGCGCAACTAGGCACTTTACAGTAATACCTACTTCCGCAGTCAAACAAATAATATACGATAGAGGCGAATAATATGAATAATACAACAGCAGAAGCGTGCTTGAATGCACTTAATGAAACAATAGATTGCATACCGCTAGAATCTTCTTCTTTGTTTGATGACATAGAGGTTTTACTTCTTGCGGGTGCTGCGCTACTAGGTATAGCAGCATGGGCTTACAAAAAATACCAAGTATTAAATGCAGACGGAAAAATAACTCTCGATGAGATTATAGATTCCATTGACGAGGTAAAAGAAAAAGCCGAAGAAGCAAAAGAAGAGATTGAGAAAATAGAAAAAACTCTTGATTCTCACAATGTTGCTGAATTAAAAGAAATGCTAAAAGAAGCAGGTCTTTCAGTAAAAGGCAAAAAGGCAGACCTTGTGGCTCGATTAGAAGCACACATGGGTGAGGCTTAGTGGCCGATGCTGATGTTGTCTCAATAAGATTAGACAATTTGGAAGAGTCTGTAAAAAGACACGAAAGGCTAATTGAACAATTGGTTCAATCTCAAGTAAGTATGCAGACAGGTCTTGCTAAAGTGGCTACTGAGTTAGAAATAACAAATGGTCTTATAGGCACATATATGGGTAATATGCAAAAAATTATCTTTACCCTAATAGCAATAGTGGCAGGGGCTATGGGTATTTCAACACAGATGTGATAATATGAATCAAGAAGAATGGCATAGTTGGTGCAACGGCGTTACTGATAGACTCACAAACCTTGAAAAGACACTTAACTCCTGTCATAAAACACAGAAGCGTATGCTTTTTAGTATTATATTAATTTTAACAGGTGGTTTAGGGTATGGTTTATTATTGTAATTCTAGTGATGTTAGTATGCGTTTAGGTTTAAATAGCGCACAACGTACTCAAGCGGCATCCAAACTTACTCTTTCTATACGCAGGGCTACCATAGATATAGACCAAGTGTTTAGAGATTATGGTAGGAATGTACCTAGTAAATCAATAGCAGACACTACTGCTAATGGTGCGGTAAGTGCGGGTGCTACTACTATGACATTGACTAGCGCCGCTTCTTTTACTACAACAGGTAATGGTAATATAGATGGAGATTCTTTTGTATGGACAGGAAAAGATGCTAGCAACTCTAACATACTAACAGGTGTTAGTGGTATTAGTGCAGACCATGCCACAGGCGTTACTGTTCAATCGGGCGAGTTTGCTCACGTTCTTAGAGAAATATGTGCTGATATAGCAGCCGCTTACTACATGGAGGATGAAGGTACATTTCAAGAAAACTCTTTGCGTGGTGGAGTGTTGAGAGAAAGAGGTACATTTAACCTAACTAGGCTAGCCCATTTGGGTAGTGTTGATTAGGTGAGGGTATGAGAGGATTTACAAAAGTACCTTATATTCATGCGGGATTTCCTAGAATAGATGCCGTAGGTAAGTTTAGGGCAAATGTTGTCGAAGTTTTAGACCAACAACAGCCTGTATTAAATAGAGAAGTAAAAGATATGAAAGCATATATTGGAAAACATAGTATAAGAACACCAACTAATAAATTAACAGTTAGTCGTAATAATAAAAGTCCTTTAACATTTGAGGCTTATATAGATAAAAGTGGTTATGATAGTGCATTTCGGTTTATCAATAAAGAAATTAAAATGAAAATGGTCGAGGCTTTAGAGGCCGCATTAACTGATGCTAGTTTTAAGACTATTGACGAAGTTGTAAATATGCGTAGGGCATTTAAGGGAGAGTACAGCCCTAGCGAAAGAACAAGTGGAGATTTGTATGACATAGTAGGTAATTCTTTATTTTATGGGAGAAAACAAAGCGCAGGCGCAAATCAATTTATTTTATTTAACGCAGGTTCTTATGATGTCGGACAGTCATTTGACCAAGAGCCTACGGGTGTTATAGGAAGTAGGGGTGCAAACTTAACTGAATTAACAGCCGAAGGAACAGGTAGTTTTAGGATAAACTCACATCCTTTAGGTGGAACAAAAAGATTAGTTAATCACTTAAAGAATGCAAGAGGTGGTTAGTATGAGTATAGCAACAAAAACACAGTATTGGAATAGTAGGATGACAGGTTCAGACCCTACTGCTTTAACAGGTACATTTAATGATAGTTGGTCGGCTAGCGGTAGCGGTTCAGCATCCGGTGGTGATTGGGTAATTACTAACGGAACATACACAATTACTCCCGAAGCAGGTGGCTCTTACACACTAGTTGCTGCTTTTGAATATACTACTGCACCGGACTCCGGCGCTATTCTTATGTCTTTAGATAATGGTACACATAAAGTTGAGGTAAAATCAACAGGTAATAATTCATCACTAAGTTTAGTGGGTGCTACCACAGTTACTATTACTGATTTAGACATAAAAAAGGAAGAAGAGAATCCGGTTACTTTAATCTTAAGACTAACTTTAGCAGCAGGAGGGGCAGCAAAACTTTATACTCACGAAATAGTCAACGACTTTAGTGGGGCAATAGCCTATTATAGCGTTACAGGCGCGTCAGGAAGCAGCGCAGCAGTCAAATGGGGTAACACTAGCGGCAGCGTAAAATGGGCGGCTATACACTACTCTAAGTTCGGTGCATTTTCTCCCGAAGAATTATTAATATCCGACTTTGCACAAGATACTTTGGCTAGGATGGGTCTTGGAATAGTCCAACAACTAAAAGATAGTAATAGGATGTATCTAAAAACACAAGTACCGGACTCATCAATAGTATATGGCTACGACATATCTTCACAAATGCTTAACAGAATACCTGTACCAAGCATACACGTTTTAATATCTGAGTTAAACTCACCTAATTTTGAGTCATTGGGTGGTGCTAAAATAACACAAGAGTATGATGTTAGAGTGTTTATTACTGTTAGAGGTACTAATTATGAAGATGCTTACCGAGCAGGTCTTAATATTATGGGAGAAGTATTCGATGAGTTATACACAAATACAGGCGTTTCGGGTACAACAGACAGCATTGTTTCTTATGATGCTAAACTAGATTCAAAGATGGATGATGACGAGACTGTTTGTGTTCATGTCTTAACTCTTACTTATATGAGAAGGATAGATATGAGACACCGATAATAATATTGATAAGGCAGTCATCTCCTGAACGTACTATACTAGAGGCATTTATATGGTCGAGTTTTTAAATAGATACGTAGGAATACAAAAAGAGACAAGTTATGGTACTGACCCTGACGGTACTAGAAAGTTTGGAGAAGTTGATGATGAATCATTCGCAACAAGAATGGATTTACTTACAAGACAAGATATGAGTAGGGCAGTTGTTGGTAAATCAGTAACAGGTAAAGAATACTCAGAAGGCGGCTATAATATGGCCGTTCAACTAGATGAGTTTTTAGGTAATACTTTAGCAGCATTCTTCCCAAAAACAAGTTATGCTACTAACATTCATACATTTAAAGAACCTGCCGTAGCAGCAGATACTTATGATTCTTATACTATCGTAGTAGGTAGGGAAGAAAAAGAACACGCTTATTCCGGTATGGTAGGAAATACATTATCACTAACAGCATCCGTAGGAGAATATGTTATGATTTCAGCAGATTTCGTAGGTTGTAGGGAAAAGGCAGCACAAAGTAATATTAGCGATACAGCAGTTACTTTTGGTGGAGACGCTCTTGACGCTCTTTACTTTGCTAACGGCGAGGTATTGTTTGATGATGGAACAGGCACAGCACCGGCGGCATCAGCAAGTGTTAAATCAGTTGATTTCCAAATTAGTCTAAACCCCGATACAGATAACGCTATGGCTTTGGGAGACAGCACATACAGCAGCAAACCAAAGATGCAGCGAAGAGAAGTTACCGGAACAGTTGAGTTTAACAAGGTACTTTATGGCGACCAAGCACTTGACGAACCGGATTACACATCTTTAGTAGCAACAAAAGGTCTTGCATATAATGACGGTACTGACCCTGTTATGACACTACACTTCACAGAAGAGGACTCACCTACGGATAATTACATAAAGATTAACTTTTATAATATTCGTTGGGAAGCACCTACTGCTAACGTAAGCGGAAGAGATTCACAAACAATGTCTGTTGGATTCGTAGCATTATACGATAACGACAAAGGCTGTATGGATATTACAGCAAAGGGCGGAAACTTAGGAACAGACGTATTCTGAGGTGTTAAACTTGAAAGATTTTATCAAATCATTAGGTAGGGAAATACCTGCTGAACAAATAGAGAGTATTATTGCTATCGGTAATAAAGTAAGGATAAAAAAATACTGCCGAAGATTTCCTTTGGCGACAAAACCCACACCTAAAGTTACTAAAGCAAAAGTTATTGTTCCCGTAAAAATAGACGAAGAAGAGTAATTCTTTATTAAAGGAATACCCTTTACAATGTATTAGCGAGAGCGAGAGTGTGGTATTATGCCTGTAATGAAGAAAGAGATAGAGTTAGAAGATGGAACAAAGATTTGGGTTAGGCAAGTTTCCGGTATGGAAAAACTAGCAATTACTAATTCGCAAGGAAAGGCGTTTAGAAAAATGCGTCATGCGGGTGAAGTGGAAAATTGGACAGAAGAACAAGAAGAAGAGTTTAGTAACTATATCGAAGAATATGGTGCGGGCGTACAAAACCAAATTACATCATGGATTCCTCTATGTATTTTAGACGAAGAGTTTGATGTTAATTCTTTAACTTCGGAAGAATTAATGAAAATATTATCCTTTGTAAGAGGGGATGAAAAGGATGGCGCTATCCCTTTATAGACTTTATTAGAGTAGCCCCCTCTCTATGTATGGCCTTCAAGGGGGTTTTACCCTCAGATTTATGGTTAAAATATAATGTCGAAGGCGGTAGGCATTTAATGGATTTAGACCTCCTTATAGCGGCTAATATTAATGATAGTATAGTGGAGGCTAGTAACGAAGTAAAGAAGAAAGATGCTAAGGGTGCAGTTGCTAGACGCGACCAAAGAAGGGAAAAACGCAAACTATTAAACAACAACAATGACCTACTCGATATATTGAGAGATAGCGGAGTGCCTGTTGAGGGCAAGAGTAGTGATGATTAAATATGATTGATGCAACAATTCTTCCTTTTTTCACAGGTATATTTCCAATAATATGCGCTATTACTTTACTAGTTTTACGTGCCGGCGCATCTAGGGTTTTCTTCGACATCGTAGGTACTTTCCAAGCAGAAAGATTAATTAAAGATGCAGATGCAGCAAGAACAGTATTTGAGGCTTTATATTTAGATACCTTTATGGGTATTCAAGAATCGGGGCAAGAAATAGGTGAAATGTTTACTGATATACTAGATGAAATAAGACCTATTACCGAAGAAATAGAAGAAGCAAGAATACAATTAGAAAAGTTTTTAGATGTTCCTACTGATGAAATGAATGAAGTAGCAGAAAGCATAACCGAAATAGGTCTTGCTCTTGGATTTGCTGCTGATGAGGCTATGTTAGCGGGTGCTAAAATGGCACAGTTGAGTGGTGTTCTCGGTCCATCCACTATGGATGTAGGTACAGAAATAGGTATGATGTTTGGTTTGATAAGTGGTATGGAAACCGATGCAGCCATGCAAAGGCTAATTAACTTACAACAACAAACTAAGTTTATGACCGAGAATATTGAAGAAGGTATGGATGCCGAAGCACAGGCTAATGTAATACGTAGGGATTCTATGAGAGTGTTAAACCAACTTAACACAGTCGAAAATAGGTCGGTTGCTACGATGGAACAGATTACTTTCGTTATGAATCAATTCGCATCACAGGCTAAATTAACTAATGAAAGTATAGCAAGTATGGCTGCTTTATCCGCTACTCTTATTGAAGCGGGTGAAGAACAAGGAAAGGGTGGTCGTGCTTTACGTATGATGTACGCTAGGCTTGGTGCTGATATTAACGGTTCAAGAAAAGCAGTTGAAGATTTAGGTATTGCTGTTGCTGATAGTGAAGGAAACATGAGGCCACTATCAAGAGTGTTAGAAGATTTATCAGTTGAGTATCAAAAAATGAATGGTGAA